TACGTGGACATACAAAAGAATTAGCATTTTACCATGACCATGATAATTGCCCAACCTGTAAGCAAGGCATTGAGCATACGTTTAAAGAAAACATTATCACTGAAAAAAGTAAAAAGCAAACTGAAATTGAAACAGCGTTGGTGCAACTTGCAGAAAAGGCAAAAGAATATACTGATAGGATTGAAGAGATATCTAAGGTTGAGGATGTAATAACCGACCTAAACTTGACTATCGGTGAACACCGTGTTACTATTAAAATGTCAAAATCTGCATTGGTATCATATAAAAATGAGTTGACACAAGCTGAGGCTGAACTNGAAGAAGTTGATACTTCAAAGCTACAGCAATATGCCGACACACTTACCAATTATGAGGTTGAGCAAACCGATCTGTTTAACCATAAAGAAGTACTCAATATTGTTCAAACAATGCTACGTGATGGCGGTATTAAAACACGGATCATCCGTCAATATATTCCAGTAATGAATAAACTGATTAATAAGTACCTTGGTGCCTTTGACTTGTTTGTTGACTTTCAACTTGATGAAAATTTTAATGAGGTTATCAAATCAAGGTTCCGTGACCAATTCTCGTATGCTTCGTTTTCTGAAGGAGAAAAGCTACGCATTACCTTATCAATTATGTTAGCATGGCGTTCAGTTGCCAAACTGCGCAATTCAGTTTCAACCAATCTGTTGTTACTTGATGAAACACTTGACGGTGCACTCGACTCGGTAGGTATTGAAAATCTGATTGATACATTACACAATCTTAATTCAGATGATAACATTTTTGTTATCAGTCATCGGGGTCATCAGTTTGGAGACAAATTTGATTCCCATATACGTTTTCAGAAAGTAAAGAATTTTAGTGAGATCACAGCATGAATATAAAAACACTCCACAACGGTATGTCAGTTAATGGCATTAATGATTTAAAAACATCACTAACCTTATATGATGAATTCTTTGTTAAGAACACATATGACTGGTGGTACAAAGTACAGCCTGGNGATATTGTTATGGATATCGGTGCTTGTAATGGTATGTTTACCTGCAAAGCACTGGATCAAGGAGCAGCAAAGGTATATGCTGTAGAGCCAAACCCTATTCTTATTGAAACCATTTTTCATAATGCTATGCCGCATATCGTAAATAAAAAGACAAGCCCTCTGTCTGTTACGAATGCGTTTGTCGGTGGAAATATTGAAAATGGGTTTGGCGACTTTGATAAAGGTAGTGTTCCTATGTTATCATTTAAAGAATTGATTAAACACCTTGAAATACAATACCTAGATTATCTTAAAGTTGATTGCGAAGGCGGCGAGTTCAGTATGTTTAATGAGGAGAATTGGGATTTTCTATCAAATAACGTAAAGCACATTGCAATGGAAGTGCACCTTGANGCATCACCGTCTGCACCTGATATGTTTATCAAAATGAGAGAAAAGCTANTACCAAAATTACAACAGGCAGGATTTCAATTGAATTTCCTTAAACCTGAACATAAAACAAAGATGTGGAATGATTCGTGGATCAAAGGCAAATGGCCAATCGGTTGGGGTTCCTGTTGGATGATATATTTGACAAAAAAGTAGTTGACAGAAACGGAAATCTGTTATAGTATGGACATAACATTGAAAGGATATCCATGTCTAATTTTTACACCTCAGTTGAGCGTTTCGGTAATACCATCCTATGGCGCGGTTATGAAAACGGTAAACGGTTTGAACGCAAAGTAAAGTATCAACCAACTCTGTATATCACCACACAACAAAAAGAATCAGAATACCAATCGCTGTTTACAAAGGCACCAGTCAAGCCGATGTTACAAGATAGTATGAAAGATGCCAAGGAGTTTACCGAAAAGTATAAAGGTGTTCACGGACTTGAGATATGTGGTAATACAAATTATGTCTCACAATTTATTCAAGAAAAGTATCCTAATGAAATTAAATTTGATCCAACGCTCATTAACATTGTCAGTTTTGATATTGAGGTGGATATTGCTGATGGGTATCCTAACATGGATACTGCGGACAAGGAAATCACTTCCATCGCATATAAATCTTCAAAGTCAAACACATATCACTTGCTTGGCCGAAAAGGATATGATAAGCACAAGACCTTAACTGATATTGATACTGATGATATTCTGTGGATGCAGTTTGATACCGAAGAAGCATTACTCAAACGGTTTATTAGTATATGGGTAAATGACTATCCTGATATTGTTACAGGTTGGAATGTTGAATTCTTTGACATTCAATATATTATTACTCGTATGAAAAACCTATTAGGTGAAGAAAAGGTTAAAGAATTGTCACCNTGGCGTTCGGTCCGACCGTATTCCCGTGAGTTCTTTGGTAAAGATCAAGGATCATATCGTATCAGCGGAATTACCGTTATCGACTATATGGATGCCTTCAAGAAATTTGGTTACAAGTACGGCCCACAAGAATCATGGAAACTTGACCATATTGCATATGTTGTACTTGGTGAAAAGAAAATGGATTACTCTGAATACGGTAACCTGACTAATCTGTATGAGCAAAATCCTCAATTATATCTCGACTATAACCTTAAAGATACTTGGCTGATCCAACGATTTGAAGATGAAACATCATTACTTGAATTGGTTATGACTGTTGCATATGGCGGCGGTGTAACTATGGTGATGCATTTGGTACAGTTGGTATTTGGGAAACAACCTTGTATCGTAAACTGATTAAAGAAAAACGTATCCCACCAATCAAAGGTGGTCCAGGTCAACGTGCTGGAGAATTGGTTGGCGGTTATGTAAAAGATCCTAGAGTTGGTATGCACCCATGGATTGTATCATTTGATTTGAACTCACTATATCCGCACTTGATGCTACAATATAATATGTCACCTGAAACCTACCTGAGGATGAGCGTGAAAACGTATCACAGGATATGGTATTGAGTGGTAAATATCAATCAAGCCGTGAGAATATGTCCGTTGCTGCCAATGGTGCTTGTTTTACTAATGAGCATATCGGTATTATTCCTGAAATCATTAATGAGTATTATGGTAATCGTAAGATCATCAAACAAGAAATGCTTGGTGTTGAACAAGAACTTGAGAATGCAACCGATCCTGCTATCAAAGAACAATTGAAACGCAAAGTAAACCAATTGCATAACTCACAGATGGCTATCAAAATTAGTATGAACTCACTATATGGTGCCATGGCAAATGTTTACTTCCTATATTATATTAACGATATGGCTGAGGCAATCACAACCTCAGGTCAATTGTCTATTCGGTATGCTCAACAGTCAGTAAACAATTATCTCAACAAGATCCTTAAAACTGATACTGACTATATCGTATATATTGATACCGACTCAATCTATGTTGATATGGCACCGATTGTAGAATCAGCATTTGGTACTGTTGATGTTGACCGTAAGAAAGGTGAGGAGTTCCTCGACAAAGTTTGTCAGATGAAAATTGAACCAGTGATTGATGCTGGTTATGAAGAACTCGCTAAGAAGATGGGTGCCTACCGTCAAGCAATGGGAATGAAACGAGAAAAGATTACTGATAAGTCGGTGTTCATTGCTAAGAAACGGTACATTATGAATACACTGAATTCCGAAGGTGTTCACTATGAAGAGCCAAAGATTTCAGTTACAGGTTTAGAATCAGTACGCTCATCAACACCTGAGGTATGCCGTGAGAAACTCAAAAAATCATTCAAAGTTATTATGAATGAAGGTGAAGAAGCAATGCAGCAGTTCATCCAGGATTTCCGTGAAGAATTCCGAACACTTAATCCTGAAGACATCGGCCGAAACAGCGGTACCGATAACATTGATAAGTACAAAGTGAAAGGTTCTTATAAGAAAGGTTGTCCAATGCACGTTCGTGGTTGTATTCTATACAACAATCATCTCAAACAGCTAGGACTAAATAAACGGTATGACTCAATCGCAGGTGGTGACAAGATCAAGTTCGTTTACTTGAAAATGCCAAATCCTATCCGTGAAAACATTATTTCGTTTCCAGGAGCATTACCTAAAGAATTTGAGTTGACAAATTACATTGACTATGATAAACAATTTGAAAAGGTGTTCCTCAGTCCGATTGAATCAATCCTTGATGCTATTGGTTGGAATGCTGAAAAAATTAATACACTTGAAGATTTCTTTGGATAAAGGTAACACCATGACAAACACAAAGCTTAATTCACTCGAGGCAGCATGGCGGTATCAGAATACTGTTGTGGAAGCACTCGANGCTGAGAACGCACCAGACAAATATGTAACTATGGCTAAAAAGAAACGGTTGCAGATCAAAGATAAGATTGCAATTTTAAAAAATGAGGTACTAAATAATGACTGATATGGCACACGATATGTATATGATGCATAATAAATTCGGCGTGGCCGAATGGTTTGAGAAAAACAAAGATGATAAAGATCTTATGCGTAAATACCTTATGTTCCGCATGCTAATGATTGGTGAAGAATACCAAGAAACATTATCAGCTATTAATAATTCAGATGCTGAAGAAGTTGTTGATGGTTTGATTGATATGTGCGTATTCGCATTGGGTACGCTTGACGTATTTGGTGTTGATGCAAATGAAGCATGGAACCGTATCTATGAGGCAAATATGGCTAAGGAACCTGGTGTAAAACCTGGTCGACCTAACCGTTTTGGTTTACCTGATTTGTTGAAACCAGCAGGGTGGACACCACCTTCACACGAAGGTAATCATGGTAATTTAGATAAAGCTTTGTAAGTTTTACATTACTGTCACAAAACTTTGAGGTTTCTGTAATAAATAATTTAAGGCAAGGTGGTAAATACCTTGTCTTTTTTATGTGAGCGACGGGGTAAAGCCGTCAAACAAAAGGAGAACTAAATGGAACTACTCACAATGTGGAGTCTTATCGGATTCCTGCTTGCTGCATACGCAGTAATCGCCAATGATTCAGTACAAACTCTCGGTACTTGGATGGCATCAAACAATGAGAGATTTAATTTTAAAGTATTATGGGCCGCAGCATCTGCGGTTTTGTTATATACACTCTGGTATGGGTGGTATATGAATGGTGGTGATATATCCTATGGCCGTTTGAATAAGATCCCATTTCAAGATGTGCAATGGTATCATGCTGCAGCACCTGCTATTCTTGTAGCATTAACACGAATGGGTGTACCTGTTTCAACATCATTCCTAGTCTTATCAGTATTTGCTTCAACCTTTGTGTTGGAAAAGATGCTTATGAAATCTATTATGGGTTATGGTGTAGCCGCGGCATTTGCTTATGCGGTATGGTTTGCTATCCACAAATACTTTGGACAATGGTATGATGAAACAAAACCAGTATCCGAAAGTAATAAGAAATTTTGGCGTGTTGCCCAGTGGGTAGCTACAGGTGGATTATGGTTTACTTGGTTATCTCACGATATTGCTAACATTGCAGTATTCTTACCACGTGTCATTCCTGTAGACTTAATGGTGTTTATCAGTGTTGTGTTTGTTGCAGGCCTATTCTTTATGTTTAGAGAAAAAGGTGGTAAGATCCAAAAGATTGTTTTGGAAAAGCATAATACTCGTTATGTTCGTTCAGCAACATTGATTGACTTGTTTTATTGGTTATGTCTATACTTCTTCAAAGAACTGAATGATATTCCTATGAGTACAACTTGGGTCTTTGTTGGTTTACTTGCAGGTCGTGAGTTGGCTATGGCNACATACTTTGGTAAAAAGAAAACCAAATCAGTATTTCCATTNGTCGCTAAAGACTTTGGAAAAATGATGGTTGGTCTTGGCGCCTCAGTAGCATTAGTATTACTAATCCATTACGTTATCAATCCTACATAACATTATGTTTCNCTAATGCAATGTTAACGATAACATCATAAAACAGTGGGACCTTCAGACATAAATAATATTTTATAGAGGAGGTCCCACCATGTGCAGCCCGTTTGTACGTAAAGAAGCCAACCGGTTTAATTGGATGATCAAAGGTCAGCTGATTAGCAAAAAAGAAAGTGATTCTACTGTAGAACGTATATATGATTCATATTTCAAAAGGTTGTGGAATAACAATGAAAATTATATCCACGAAACCGGCTTTGAAGCAGCTTGGANAGNNCGCGAAGCTGAAATGTTTACCGAAGAAATCCAAAAAGTTGCAGTATTAGGCGGTCATTACGACTAATTTTTTTTAACTTTTTTATAAGCCATTGATTTCATTACAAACGTTTTTTCATTTATTTTGAAAAAAGGGTTGACATTGCCCTGCAAAAGTACTATATTATTAATATAAGGAAAAACAAAGGAAATCAAAATGTCACGTATCGTACACCTAGACAACGGCTCAGCAATCCACGCAGATATCATCGAGTGCTTTGATAAAGCAACTCAAAACGAATTCAATCGTCGTCCTGGCGTTGGTTCAACTGATTTCTGGAATTTCGTTGAGTCTGATATGTACATGGGTTTGTCTGACTTCTACAAATCAACATATATCGATGAGGCATTTGAAAAGCTTGCTGACGATTTCGATCTAAACATTGCTTGGGATCGCTTGCAAGTTCTTAAAACTGATTATCTTGGAATGGAGGCGAGTGGTAATGGCTAAATATGATGAGAGGCATGGTGGTCCTTATGATCGTGGTTCTGCAGACAGCTACTATGGCCGTGGTTATCAACCTCACTACTTCGTAGGTGCAACATATCAATCTAACGCTGTGATGATAGACGATATGACACCCGAAGAAGTTATAGCATATAGAGCAGGATATGATGATAATGAAGAAGCAGGTCACTTCAAAGACTGGGGTTAAAGTCAACGGTAAACTATTCAATTGTGTTTTAGATGCAATTGAATACCGTGATCTTTTAGATGCTCATTACATAAAGGTTGTTTGGGAATATGTCTGATATTGATATTCCAGTAGCAAAAAAATTGCAGCTGTTACAAAACCTTAACAAAACTTGCGCGCGAGTTTCATAAATAATTTGAGTTAGTATTTGACGAGGCATGATTATGAAATTTGTGTGTGGACCGCAGTGGGATGAAAGGATCGTGAATTTATCACCAGCTAAAAAGATTGGTGTTCTAATGTCCTCTGGTGCTGATAGTACCACTCTTTTTAAATTATTAACGGATAACTTTCCGGATACAAAGATAAGAATATTTAATATTCAAACTAGTGAAGATCCCCACAAACCACTAATAGAAAACATTCTTAAAAAATTAAACGTTTCAACAGAGTTGGAAATAGTTGGTCAAAGCCGTTGGCACTGGCCAATGACATCTCATTATCCT